ATAGTGTCCATCATAATTCTTATGCCCACTTGTTTGGCGTATTCTGTATCATTTTTGACGATATACTTAATCTTAACAACATCATCTCGTCCAGTCGCCGAATTCTCAATAATAGATAGTTCTTGTGTGACATCAACACCATCATAAGAAGCTTTGGAAACACTTTTAGAACCATCAGCATCATAAGTTACATTCGATGATGTAAACTCATTTATGCTTTCACCAACAACAATTGTTGTTTTTGATGTTCCTCCACCCGGATGACCGAAAAGCATCTTTTTATTATCATCAGTTGAACTGTTAGGGTTTCCTCCTATTGTACCAATAGTATAGTGACCATTACTTGCAGTGTTGAACTCAATGTAGTCATTTGCTATTAAAGTATTATTTTTGAGAATACTTTTAAGCATTCTATTTTGGGGAACACTTACAGCAGAACTTGCCAGATTTGATTTCCATTCTTGGTACTCTTCACCATTAGGATCTAACGTTGAGTAATATTGATATTCGTCAACATAATCATCGGCAAAAGCAGGTAAACTCGTAAGCATAGTTGTAGATAACGCAATACAGCTAAGACCTGCCACGATACGTTTCAAAATCTTATTCTTAACCATTTCATACCACCTTTCTGCAACACACAGTTGCCAATTATTTCTTGTTTACATAGTTTCTCAGCTCTTCTGGCTCTACAGGTTGTGCGAACCAATGGAAGCAAGCACTCGGAACTGATGTGGTAGCTACCACCAGCGCAAGAGCCGCCAGTGCCGTAGAAGCCTTCTTTGCTATGCTCATCAGCTTTTTCATTACAAATCCCTCCTTTCAAACAGTTCAGATAAGTCAGGCTCTTTCGGTTGATAAAACGTAATACCGCAAACGCTGCCATTTGAGATATACAGCACCAGCCTTACAAGAGCAAGAATTACAATCGCCAAAATACTCCGTTTTTCTCTTTCCTTATCATCGTTTACTGTTATCACCCCGATTCAAAAAGTGACCGAGCAGTGCCATGATTGCTGACAGCAGCATTCCGCTTGATACATAAAGGCTTAGTTTTTGATATTGGAATACAAGCAGTGCAATCGTGACAACGGATAGGGTAACAGCTAAGATGCAGCTTCTTTTCCTTAGCTTGACACTCTTTTCCTCTGACATCGGTTTATTCGGATGCGGAACGGGAGCAATACATAGAATGATTGGTAATGCTATCATTATGAAACTGATGCTGAATATTGGCGTAATATGTCCGCTTACATTGCAAATGCCGTAAGAGAAAACCATCATCACCATGACAAGCGTGAACATACAACTAAGATGACTGTTAGCGTGAAACCCACCTACAAACTGTCTCAACCCCATAAATACGGCTATGAATACAACAACCGCAGGCAGCGTATGGGAAAACAGAGCAATCAGCAGGACGATAATGGTATTCAGCACATCAGAGATCAGCAGCTCCATTCCATATGCGTAGATCACCTCTTTGGATTCTTCCGTTATGTTCTGAACCACAAAAAAGTGTGCTATGCTTTTTGCAAGTTTTGAAATCATTTCTGAATCATTTCCTGCAAAAATCATAACACAAGTTGCAAATTTTTTCAATAGGTTTTGAGAAAAAAGGTCTCAAAGTGTCCCCAAATGTCGTCTTCTTGTCCCGAAATGCAAATAGTTAAATTTGTAAACAATTACGAACCATAATGTTCAGCTTAAAAATTCCGTCATCATAATCGAAACTTACTAACCCACCCAATCTATCAACGGAGGATTTGATACTGTTTATCCCTATGCCGTGAAGCCCTTGTTCTTTCTTTGTTGATGTTAAAACAGATGTATCTACCTTATCTGATGTATTTGTAATGACAATAAATAGCTTCTCTCGTTCTTCCATTAGGCTTATCCAAATATGCTTATGTGATACACCAGCTCTCTGGCAACCTTCTATTGCATTGTCAAGAGCGTTTCCGATGATACGGCACAACTCCAATTCGTCTGCCTTGATATTTGTTATGATATTGACCTTGCAAATAAACTCTATACCGTATGTCTGAGCAAGAGAACCCTTGATGTTCACAATAGAATCGACGGCATTATTACCAGTATAGCAGAGTCTGTTAGCAAGCCTTACAAATGAGCTTAGCTTGACAAGATATTCCTTAGCAGAATCAGTATCATTGTTTTCCAACATATCATTCAGAACTAAAAATTGATTTTCAATATCGTGTTTAAACTCTCGTACTTGCTTGTATGACAGGGTAAGCAGCTTATAGTTTTCCTGTTCCTGTTGCTTTATTGTTTCAAGGTATTTTAACTTTATCTTATCTTCAAAACTTTCAAAGAAATTAAACATAGCAAGGTTTATAAAGATAATTCCTGCAAGAGAAACGCCCAAAGAAACATAACTATAAGTGTTGCTGCCAACAAATCCATCAAGCATTGTTTGTAAAAGAAAAATCAATTACTTCATTCACTCCGTCGCCAACGATAGGGATTGCGCCAGTAAAGATTGTCTGTGCGCACATCAGTTCTTCACGTCTTAAAATCTGCTCTCTTAACTCCTTGAAGTCGTCTGCCATTTTAAGCACGGCACGTTCCGCAGGTGTTCTGCCAGAATAAAGGCTTTCGCCCGGTCTTCTGATTAACAAATCATCAACGGTTGTCACTTTCTCCGGTGCAACTAAAGGTGGTGTATATGTCTTTGTCTGGTAGCCAGTGTTTGGCACTACCTTTCCACCAACTAATCTGCTGACGAACGGTGCAACTTTTCTGCTGCCCTTTCTGAAATCAACGTCAACGTCCTTTGTTGTGAATGTTTCTTCATGTCTGAAAAATGTACTTCTGAAAAAAGTACGCACGGGCGGTAACTTCTGAACCACTCTGCCCATTGTCCGTGGTTCGTAAATAGATACTTCGTTTGCCATTGTTGTTCTTCCTCCTTATCTCAAAAAGATTGATACTTTGCGCAGTGCTTCTTTGATTTTTGCTAAATCTGCCCCGGCTTCAAGTGCTAATGCGTCAGCGAAAAACTCACCTGTCATGTAATATGTCACTGGTTCGCCGTTTCCTGCTGCCGCAGCAGCAATACCGATTGCGCTTGCTTCGCTTCCTTTTGCAACTGGAATAATCTTGTTGTCATTCGCAGTGTCAATCATTACTGGTGCATATTCCTTGATAGCTGCATTTGCTGTTCCGGTTTCCGGTACTGTTGGAAAATCACCAGCAAAAAAGTTCTTCGGTGTGATTTCTCTTTTTTCTACTGCATATTCACCCATTTGCTTGTACCTCCTTATTTCTTGTCTGGAAACAACTTGTCAATAGCGGCGTCAAACACGTTCTTGCCGTTCTCTCCTGCGTTGTCCTCCGGCGCTGCTCCCTGCACGCCGTTTGCACCGCTGTTTTCTGCGTCCTGCTGGCGGTTCTGAATGTAGTTGCCGCCCGCTTTATTCTGCTCTGAAATGATTTTAACTGCCATTTCCTGTGCAGAAATAGGGTTGTCAAACTTTGCGTCCTTTGCGATTGCGTCATAGTTGCCGTTTGCCAAGTCTTCAATGCCTTTAATTCTGGCACGTTCTGCGGCTGCTGCTTCATTCTGGATTGTCGCTACTAAATCCGGGTATGCGGCTTTTAGTGCGTCAACCGTTGTAATTTTGTTTTCTGGTGCTGCCATTTCTGGTTCCTCCTTTTCCTGTGGCTTGTTGATAGGTTCTGTTGCACTATTTACTAAACTACCCGGATTTTGATTGTGCGGGCTGTTTAATAACTGGGTTGGAATACTCTTGAACATAGAAACGTCAATAGGCACTGAATTGACAACGATTTTTGAAGAGTTTTCAACAACTGTTGTGCTGTCTTCAAACATCAATTCATCACAAAAGCCGTTTTCAACGGCAATGTCGCCCGTCCACCATGTTTCATTTGACATAAGCTGTTCTATGTCCTCTGTCTTTTTGCCAGTCTTGCTGGCATATGTATTGACAATGCTTTGTTTAATCACTTTCAGTTCATCAGCCATCTTCAAAAAGTCTTCTGCTCTGAAAGTGTCCCAGACTGTCATTGCGGGGTCATGTATCATAAATACACCGTTTCTGGCAATCTTGATTGTGTCGCCTGCCATAGCAATGATTTGGGCTGCGGAAGCTGCCCAGCCATCAATTTTGACTGTCACTTTTGCTGAACAATCTTTCAATCTTGTGAAAATCGCATT